ATCAATCCAACAATATTAAGTGGTTGGAATACTGATGGGTTTGATATACCTTATTTACACAGTAGAACAACAAGAGTTTTAGGACAACAAATTTCAAATTGTTTGTCACCAATAGGTGAAGTATATTATAATGAAAGACAAGATAGATTTAAAATAGCTGGTGTATCGTGTTTAGATTATCTTAAGTTGTATAGATTATTTACTTATACACAACAATCATCATATAGATTAGACTTCATAGGAAAACTCGAAGTTAATATGGGTAAGATTGAATATGAAGGTACATTACAAGATTTATATGAAACAGATATTAATAAGTATATTGAGTATAACTTGAATGATGTTCAGATTGTAAAAGCTCTTGATGATAAGTTAAAGTTAATTGATTTGGTTCGTGGTGTAAGTCATCTTGGACACACACCATATGAAGACATATATTTTAGTAGTCGTTATCTTGAAGGTGCTATGTTAATTTATATGAAAGAACTCGGTGTCATAGCACCAAATAAAAAATTAGAAGCTAGAAAAGATATGGACAATGGTGTTAAATTTAGTGGAGCTTATGTAAAAGATCCAAAACCAGGTAGACATAAATGGATATATGATTTAGATTTAACTTCAATGTATCCTTCAACGATTATGACTTTGAATATATCACCAGAAATGAAGTTAGGTAAATTAAATGGTTGGAATGCTGAGGAATTTATCAAGGGTGTATCAAAGACATACTCATTAGAAGTTGATGGTAAAATAAAAAAATCTTATACAGAAAAAGAATTGAGTAGATTACTTGATGAAAATAAAATATCTATATCTTCTAATGGTGTTCTATATCGTAATGATAAAAAAGGATTGATACCTGTATTGTTAGATAAGTGGTTTAATGAAAGAGTTGAATACAAAAATTTAATGAAAAAACACGGAAACGAAGGTAATACAGAAAAATACGAATATTTTAAAAGAAGACAACATGTACAAAAGATTGTGTTAAATTCCTTATATGGTGTGTTGGGACTACCTGTATTCAGATTTTATGATATCGATAATGCTGAAGCTACAACAACTACAGGACAAGACTTGATTAAGTTTACAGAGAGGATAGCTAATAGATATTATAACAATAAACTTGGTGATGATAAGGATTATTGTATTTATACTGATACTGATTCAGTATTCTATCCAGCTATTCCATTAATTAAACAACAATATCCTAATGCTGATATAGATGATGAAGAGTTTATGACAGAGAAAATTTTGGAGACTGCAGGTGTCGTTCAAGATTTTATAAATGATTCTTATAATCTATTCGCTAAAAAGTTTCTTAATTGTGATACTCATAGATTTGATATTAAACAAGAGTGTATCGCTAAGTCAGCGTTTTGGGTTACAAAGAAAAGATATGGACAATGGATTATCAACGATGGTGGTGTAAAATGTGATAAACTTGATGTAAAAGGCTTAGACATTGTTAGGAGTAACTTTCCTGTAGCTATGAGAGAACTAATGACACAAGTTCTTAAAGATATTTTATCAAGTGAGGATAAAAATGTTATAGATGATAAAATATTAAATTTTAGAAGGTCTATGAAGAAAATTTCAATAGAAAATATAGCATTACCAACTGGTGTTAAAAGATTGAGTAAGTTTGTTGAAAGGAGAAGGGTTGGTAAATTAAATAATAAGAAGGGTGTATTTACGCCTATGGTTAAAGGGACTCCTGTTCATGTAAAAGCCGCGTGGTTATATAATGATTTACTCAAGTATTATAAACTTGAAAATTACGAAAAGATTAAGAATAGTGAAAAGATTAAATGGGTTTATTTGAAAAATAATCCATTACAAATTAAACAGTTAGCGTTTAAGGGTTATGATGACCCTAAACAAATATTAGATTTCATAGAACAACACATTGATTATGAAAAATTATTCGAAAGAGCGTTACAGAAAAAAATCAAAATGTTCTATGAGGCATTGAAATGGGATATGCCTGTAGATAAAATAAATACATTAGAAAGATTTTTTTAAAAAAGATCTTGTTTTATATATGCAAAATTTCGTATATTAAATTAATATTCAAATAGGAGAATAAGATGCAAAAGACAAAGTTAAATGAATTTATAAAGAAATATAGTCTTGGTGGAAAAGTAAATTCGGTTTCTTGGAAATCAAATGGGACTTCTTTATCAACTAAGTTTGTAACACCTTGTAAATCTTTATTAGGTGAAGTTATGGTTGATGATTTAAATCTTGAGAAGTGTTCCATTGGAGTTTTTGAAACAGATAAATTATCAAGATTGTTGGGTGTTTTGGATGGTGATGATATTTCTACAAATATTGTTGGTGATGCAAATCTTGTAGCTAAATGTGGACATGATAAAGTTTCATATCCATTAGCTGATTTGTCAATAATTCCAGAAGCACCTGAACTTAAAACTTTACCTGATTTTCAAACTAAAATAAAAGTTGATTCTAAGTTTATCAGTAGTTTTATAAGAGGTAAGGGAGCTTTACCGGATGATGATACCTTTACTATAATGAATAGAGATGGTTCATTAAAAGCTATAATTGGGTACTCAAATACTAATACGGCTAATCATGAGATTACATTAGATACAGAAACAGATAATGTTGTAGGTAAAATAACTTTTAATGCTGAACTTTTTAAAGAAGTTCTATCAGCTAATAATAAATGTAAATCAGCTGTTCTTGAAGTTTCAAATGATGGTTTAGCTAGAATTAGTTTTAAAATTGATGATTATGATTCTACATATTATATAGTAGCAATGCAGGATGTTGATTAATGGAACATAGTTTATGGGTAGAGAAATATAGACCAATTGATTTATCAACTTATATTGGTAATGAACATCTTAAAGAAAAGGTAAAAAGATATCTTGAGACTGGAGATGTTCCACATTTATTATTATATGGTAGAGCTGGTACAGGTAAAACAACATTAGCTAAAATAATTACTAAAAATATAGAGTGTGATTATTTATATATAAATGCAAGTGATGAAAATAATGTTGACAATGTTCGGACTAAAATTAAGTCTTTTGCGTCATCTATAGGTTTTAAATCATTAAAGGTTATCATCCTTGATGAATCTGATTATCTCACACCAAATGCACAAGCCGCATTAAGAAATCTAATGGAAACATTCTCAAAACATTGTCGGTTTATATTGACTTGTAATTATGTTGAGAGAATTATAGATCCAATTCAATCAAGATGTCAATCATATAAAGTTGTTCCACCTTCAAAAAAAGAAGTCGCACAACAGATAGTTGATATTCTTGATAAAGAAGATACTCTATATAAATTGAATGATGTAGCACTTGTCGTAACAGCAGCTTATCCTGATATTCGTAGAGTTATCAATTCAGCACAAAGACAGATTGTTGATGGTAAGTTAAAGATTGATAAAAGTTCTATAATTCAAAATAATTATAAGTTACAATTGATTGAATATCTATCAATGGGTTATGAACTTAACAAAATAAGACAATTGATTGCTGATAATTCTGTAAGTGATTATTCAGAATTGTATAGATTATTATATGATGAAGTAGAAACTTATGGAAAGAATAAAGTATCAGAATGTATCTTGAATATAGCTGAAGCACAATATCAAGATGTAAATGTAGTTGATAAAGAAATCAACTTCATGTCACTAATAATAAGATTATTGAGGGTAATAAAATGAGATTAAAACCAGTAAACGATAAAATCGTTGTAAAACCAATCGAAAAAGATGAAATCGAAACTACAGCCGCAGGTATAATTTTACCAGATACAGTACAAGATGGTGGATTACTTGAAGGTAAAGTTGTAGCTGTTGGAGAAGGAATGTATTCAGCTAATGGAACACTTATTCCTGTTGTTGTAGATGTGGGGGATACTATTTTATATGGTAAACACGCAGCTACACAAGATTATAGTATTGATGGTGAAGACTATATTATAATGAGTATCAATGAAGTAATGTCAATAGTGAAGGAGAAGTAAATGAAACGATTTAGAATAACTAATAAAAAAATACAATATATGGATAGATATGGTGAACGAAAGTTTGATAGTATAACCGTAACTATTCATAAACCACCATATACAGATGAAATAATTCTGAATAAAACTGGATGGGATAAAAAAGATGTAACAATAAAAGATGTAACACCTAAATTTATGGGAGAAGAATAATGCAACAAACACCAGATTTAAGTAATGTAGATTTATCAAAAGCAAAACCAATGAAATGTGAAAAATGTGATAATCCAACATTTAAACAAACATTGATGTTACACAGAATGTCAGCTTTGGTTTCACCAAATGGACAAGAAAGTATAATTCCAGCAGCTGTGTTCGCATGTGAAAAGTGTAATCATGTCAATAAAGAATTTACACAAACATCTGCAATAGAAAGACCATAAGATGAAGGGAATTATATTAGCAGGTGGTAATGGAACTAGGTTAAAACCTATGACAAATATTTTAAATAAATCTTTGTTACCAGTTTATGATAAACCAATTATTTATTATGCACTTAATACTTTAAAACAATTTGGTTGTAAAGAAATAATGATTGTATCTGGAAGACAACACGCTGGACAAATAATGAATCTGTTAGGAGCTGGATTTTCATACGAGGATGAGGAGTATGATAAATTTAAAGCTGATGTAGATGTAGCTTTAACTTATAGAGTACAAGAAAGACCAGGTGGTATAGCTCAAGCGTTGGGTATATGTAAAAGTTTTGCAGGTGATGATGATATAGCGGTATGTCTTGGTGATAATATATTTGAAGATGATTTCAGTGAGGTTGAATTTAATGGTGGAGCTCACATATTTTTGAAATCAGTTTCTGACCCTGAAAGATTTGGTATAGCTGAGGTTAGTTTTAATGAGGTAATTAATATAGAAGAGAAACCATCACAACCAAAATCAGATTTATGTGTAACTGGTTTATATCTTTATGACAAACAGGTATGGGATATAATTGATAACATCAAACCTTCAGGTAGAGGTGAGTTAGAAATAACTGATGTTAACAATGAGTATGTCAAAAGACATCATATGGGTTATACCAAATTAGATGGATTTTGGTGTGATGCCGGAACACCTGATAGTTTATTTTTAGCTACAAAATTGGTTAGAGATAAGAAAAAAATATGACAACACAAGAAGAATTTAAAAAGGTATTAGAATATTATGACAATATTTGATTGGATAAACCAAATGTTAGTTACCAAAAAACATTGGGACGAATTTACAGAAGAAGAACAAAAGAAATTCAGCCCATTTATTATAAATAGATTTTTGTCGATGGATAAAGAATTTCTTGAAATAGTAAATGTATTTCAGAAATATGCTATAGGAACTCTCAAACCACGAGAGGTTTATAAGTGGTATTGTGATATCCTACCAAAAGGTAAAAGATTTAATAAATATATAAAAGGTAAAAGTAATAAGAAATATGATAAGGAAGTAGTTAATATGGTTAGTAATCATTTCGAAGTTAGTAAAAACGAAAGTAAAACCTACATAGATTTATTAAGTAAAGAAGAGATAATAGAAATGTATAAAATGTATGGAGTAAAAAAATGAGTGAACAATTAGAATTATTTCCAGATATGATGTGGGAAGAATATGAATATAATGGAAAAACTTATAAAAAATATGTAGGGAGTGGAAAAACACCTTATAGAAAAAAAATGGAAATGGAAATAAATTTACAAAGGTTTATAGATGAGTGTAATAAAAAAACTATATAGTGACATAGATTCTTCGATATTGAAATCGATACCTAATCCAGAAAAGGTAAAACCTTATGAGGTAAAGATAAAACAACCAGAGGTTACATTTTTAGGAGTATATAATCAACCAGATTTTGCTACATTATATATTTTAATGTATCCAAATGGTAGAATTGTAGAATTAAAGTCATTGAAAATGTATTTACAACAATACAGAGATGTGGTTATATCATATGAAAGATTATTGAATCAAGTATATGACCATATGCAGGAGGTTTATACACCTCAAAGATTACGATTAGTTTTAGATTGTAATGCGAGAGGTGGAATTTCATCAAGACTTACAATAGATAGTGATTGGGAAGCACTTGGTGGTAAAGATAAATATAAAAACTGGAGGGAAGATACATGGTAAAAACATATGCATACGGGTTTCCAAGAATTGGAAAAAATCGTGAGTATAAAAAAACAATTGAAAGTTTTTGGAAAGAAAAAATTACTGAAAATGAATTGTTAGATAATATGAAAAATTTAGAAGATGGAATTCTAAATACCTATAGAGAAAATGTTGATTGGTATCCAACTAATGAAATGACTTTATATGATAAAATGTTTGATATGGCAATTTTATTGGGAAAATATGACCCAAAAAATTTAAATGAATACTATGATTTATGTCGTGGAGAAAATGCTTTAGAAATGACTAAATGGTTTAATACTAATTATCATTATCTTGTTTCTGATTTTTCTGATTGGGACGAACCTAAATTTAAACATAATAAAAATTTTAGTACAACAGGAGATAATCCTCACTTAATTGGTCCATTTACATTTTTAAAATTATCAAAAGGAATACCAGAAGATAAATTTGAAGAATTTATTTTACAATTAGCTAAAATATATAAAGAAATAATAGATGATTATACTATTGTACATATAGATGAACCGGCCTTTACAATGGATATTACAACTAAAGAAGTTAATTTAATTAAAAAAGTTTATGAAATAATGTCTAAAACAAGAATGGGTACAAAAATAAATGTTTTTACTTATTATGAAGATGTTACTTGGATTAAACAGTTGATAGAATTACCAGTAAATGGTATAGGTTTAGATTTAATTAATGGTAAAGATAATTTGAGAAATTTAGAAATGATAAAGTTCCCTAAAGATAAAATATTATTTGCAGGATTTGTTGATGGTAT